CGCTTCGGGCCCAATTCGTGAGCTCGGACGATCCAAAACCGCTGTACGCCTTGTCGTGCCCTTGATAGCCGTTGCCTTCTCGGACGGGCTTTGGCGTGTGGTGAATGAGCATCCACGCAAATCCGGCCGACAGCGACAGCGGGTTCAGCATCGTGCGTAGGAACTCGCTGGCCGTCTCCTGACTAGATAGGTCACCGCCGATAAACGCCAGCAGCGGATCCACCCACACTAGATCCACCTTGTACTTTTCGACAAGGCGCCGGACACGATCGACGAACTTCTCGCCGGTGGACGTGCAGTCCCGGACGATTATGACGTTCGCCTTCACCAGCTCGATCTCGTGCGGCGTTAAATTCATAGCCTTCAAAACGCCTTGGATCGCCTCCGCAACGTCACCCTCGTCGTTCTCGGCCTGAATGATCAGCGACTTCAGCCCGTTTCCGTGCGGGTTAATGCCAAAGAACGCCCGACCGATCGCCCAGGTGATTGCGGCCTGCGTACACAGTACTGACTTACCCAGCCCGCTGGATCCCACCCACAGCGCCGATCCGCCCCGGCATATCCACCGCTTGCCGAGCAGTTGGGTCGGATCTTCGGTCTCTTTAAAATTGAGCAGGTCGTCCCACTTGTACGGCTCCGGTATGTCGCCAAACAGGATCCGCTCCTTCCATTCTAGGAATGAGATTTTAGGCGTTCCGCATTCAACCAAATCCTGCCGCTGGCCTGTGGCCGTCCGCATCGCCCCGGGCAAACGTGACAGGCGCCCAGCGTCCTTGTTGGCCGGATCCGGCTTGGAATGTTCGAGATGTTTGTAAATGAATTCGACGCGCTCCTTAAACTCCTCCTGCGTCGTCGCGTCGATCCGCACCCACGCGTGCAGACTGCGTGAACCGCTTTTGATGATGCAGGTGGTAGGTAGTCCGCTCTTTTTAATAATCTTCCACTGTTCATCCATCGTCGATTCATCGAATTCAATTAAGCAGTGCCGCCATTTCACCACGTGCTCCGATTTGCGGCCTTTGCCGTTGTTCGGATTAATCGAGGCATACACTCCGACTGCGTTCCCCTGCCATTCCTTCAGCCCTTCGCCTTTAAACAGCTCGAGCCATTCCTCCCGGGTGCGGGTTTCCCCGGATCCGTCCGGGCGCTCGCGGTCGTCGTCCCGAATGCTGCGGGTTATGTTGATCATCTCGCCAACTTCAAACGCGGCCGTCAGGAACTTCTCCACCGGCGTCTCGTCCACGCTCCTGGGCATGGCCGAGATGGGATCTCCTTCTTTTACGATCTGTAAATTATGCAATTTGTATTTTCCTTTCGGTTTGTAGGGCTCCCGAGCCGGTTGCCTGAATGCCGACTTCGTGCATCCTTCAGCCTCTTTCAGCGGTAAATTATTTCTGACGCACCATTCCTCGGCGTTCGTCAGCGTCTCATCCTGGCACGCCCCGGAATCCCTCCACTGAAGGCACAGCTTAAACAGTTCCGTGTTGCGGGTGCCTTCGGCTGCTCCGTTCTTCATGACCTCAACGGCGGCCGGTGGTAGTTGGTGAATCATTTGCTTTCCTTACCAACGGCCTTGGTATCCATGTCGCGCTTCTGATACGCCTTCGCCCGTTTCAACAGCTCTTGGGCAATCGTCAGCGCTAGATCCAATCGAGTACCGGCGGCCTTATGCTGCTCGGCGGCCAGATTGCGCTTGGCGCGTTCCAAGATTTCGACCAACCATGTGGTGCGTTTTACGCTCATGATGCGTCTCCGTTTTTTGAAATTTCAGATTCAAACGGATTGCGCAGATATTCTTCAAACCCGTGACCGTTAGCTGGAATTGTTATGGACGCTCTAAGAGACCAAGGAACCCACCAAACTGCAGTTTTTTGATAATTTTGATTCAAGCCACAGCAAAAATAAAAATCAGCTGGTCGAGTAGAGTTTGCGGTTGCAAATTTATAATAGTAATTTTTATATTTAGTACCGAATCTTTTATTTTGTGGTTGACTGCAATTTGCCAAAACTGAACACTTAACATGTATTTTTTTTATTACACCGGATGGCAAAAATAAAAGTCTGTCGATTGCGCCATTAGTTAATTTGGGGCCAAATGGTGCAAGATTTAATCTTGCGCATTCTAAATCAAACTCAAATTCACCCATATCCCCAGATTTAGACTTAGTTGAAACATGACTGCTTACAGTGATTGTTTCACTTTGTGTTTCAATGAAGTTGTCCAAAAACATCTGTTCCAATTTTTCAGTCATCACCACTGCCCCATTCCCCACCGCATCCGGTTGTTCCGGGCGATAATGACCTGCTGGGCGTACTGCTCAGGCGTATAGGTTCCGATGACGCGGGCGTCCCAAAATTTGATGAGTTGAATCAGGCTCATTCTAAATTTCCGGCACAAGCAATCGCCGTCTCAATAGCTTCCTGTTCCGATTGGGCATCTACCTCCAAAACCCCAATCCTTTGGCCGGGCAAGGCACACGATATTCTGCTTGTCCAGTGATACAGTTCGGTATCAAACCACGTGTGAATGTTTGCCCAACCATGCCCGTATGGCGCGTTCTCGCCAAAACGCGGATCCCATTTGTTTGGATCATTTGTAAAAAAAAATCCTTTTGTCGTTTTCACAACACCGCCTCCGGCAGCGGCCCGGCCAGCTTGTAGATGTATTTTGTTCGGTCGTATTCCAGCGGGTATCCAAAAAAGTCACGCAGCAGATCGATGTCCCGCTGGATCGTTTTGTAGCTACATTCGAGCTCGGCCCCGAGGCGAAACGTGCTTGGCAAGCAAAGATCGTGACGCAGTTTTGTCGCTATTACGCCAAGGCGCCGGAGTGTCGGCCTTGTATCACCTTTACGCAGCGCCCTCATCCTGGCGCTCATCAATGTCGCTTTTTTAGTTCGCACGAGTCACTTCCACCGTCGCCACCTTGGGCAACCGCATCGCGTTGAATTGCGCCTCACTGGCGGCAAACACGTCGATCACCGGCAGCTTCCCACCGCTGGCCTTTTTGCTTTTGACTGCCGTGCCGGTATCGACCGCCACCCACTCCCGCTTTCCGTTCAGAATCTTTATCTTCGACCAGAGCGGAATGATGTCGGGATCGACGGCGCAGTGACGGCCCGCCCGCAGTCGGGTTCCTGTGCTCGACTGAAAGCGACTGCTCCACTCGTCCTCGCCGGGCCAGTAGCCTGTGATGCGAACTTTCATTTTCTTCACGTCAATCCGCTTGGCCTCAGGCCTGCAATCGACCATGAGGTTTGACGCCTGCCCGGACGTGATCCCGAGAATGGCAAGAATGGAAAGCAGCGCTCTCACAGTCCCTCGCGGATCCGGTCGATCAGTACGTTCTCGCGTGTCTCAGCGGCTGCCAGAGCTGCCTTCGCCTCGGCCAGCTGACGGGCCAGCGATCGAACGCGGTTGAGGAGCTGCTCGTGCGTCGTTTGGTCGGGGAGGATTTCAATCACAACGCACCTCTCGCGGATCATACTTTTTCAGCCAACGCCACACCTTGCAGATCGACGTGAACGCCTCGAACGCAAAGCAGACCTGCTCTGCCGTGTATTTTACCTCTGCCAACTGCCCCGTCACTGGATCGATCAACACATTCCGGCAGGCCATGTGCTCGTCCGTGAAGGCGTACGCATAGGCGGACAACTGAAGCAGATCAGTTTCGTAGCCTGCCGCTTTCCCGTTCTTAAATTTACGTGTCTTAAAATCCACCACCTCAATCTCGCCGTTGATGTCGCAAATCAGATCTACTCGGCCTGCATAGCCTTCGGCCTCATTCACCATTACCGATTCACTGGCGTGTACTTTTGTGACATCTTTATGCCATTCCTTCAGCGACTCAAAGTGGGTTTCGTATCCGTTGACTAACTCACCCGGCTTCTCGCCGTTGATCAGGATTTCCGCCAGGGAATGAATATGCGTCCCGCGGGCGGCGGCTGCCTCCACTTCCTTCCGGCTATCCAACACGACGCGCTTGGCAAAGTCTGCGTCGGTTTCACCGGACTCCCGGGGAAGCGACAAGGCGGACAGGATTGCCTGCTCCTCTTTCCAGTTCATCAGCCCGGTCTTGCTGGGGCCGGCTGCTCCGAGGATGGTGGTGACGGACGGATACGC